ATCTCACTATCCCCCATGCGAAAAACTCATACCCCTTGCGAGGTATGAGCGAAGGTCTCAGAGGTGATACCTCATGAGGCCACTGAGGTAGACGTAGATCCAGTAGGACCGCACGAGGCGCGAGACGTCCTTCGGGATCGGGACGAAGAGCGGGCTCTCGTCCACGAGAACGTCCGCGTACACCCCGCCGACGGTCGGGCGGACCCACCCCCGCATCTCCCAGCGCAGCCTCAGCGAGGTGAGGCCGGCCATGAGAAGCAGGTGGAGGTGCCGCCAGTCATGGCGGGAGTGACGGAAGTTCTCGAGGAAGAGTTCGACGAACAGGGCGTCGTCCCATCCGAAGACGGACATCTTGTCCTGCGCGATCTTACGGCGCTCACGGTCGAGCCAGTGGTTCATGATGGTGTTCTCCTTTCGTAGGGGATTCCTTCACCATGCGCCGTGCTGGAACCGCGGGTACCCCCTGTCGCCGTGACGACGGCTCACCGACCAGACGTTCCCGGGCTGCACCCACTCCCGGATCTCGTCCCAGTCGAACGGGCACCCGACAGCGCGGATGCCCATCTTCTCCATGGCGCTCATGAAGTTGTTCTTGACCTCCATGGCCCTCCGGATCTCCTCCTCCCTGTCCTTGCCGTTGCAGTTCGCGGGGCGGAAGTGGACGAAGGACGTCCAACGCACGTCCGTGACGGGGAAGTAGTGGAAGACCCTGGTGAGGGCCGCCTCCTCCCCCTCGGTGAGGTAGGCGCCGAACTGGCCGGCGTCCGTCCACAGGTAGACCCCGTTCGTCATCTCGTTGTCGCGCATCATGTTCTCCTTTCGCTGTGCGCGGTCTCAGCCCTTCCAGGCCGATTCGTTGAACCTCCCCTTCCTCGCCTGGCAGTCCATGATGGCCCTGCCGATCGTCGAGTCGGAGAGGAGTCTGTGGCAGTACAGCGTCCTGTACGCGGTGTTCATGCGGTCGATGCGTCCGAACGCCTGTTCGGCCATCCACCACGAGTACGACGGGGAGTAGAACATGACCGTGTCCGTCGACACGCAGTTCCACGCCTCGCATGACGAGTAGTGCACGATGTGGAAGTACTCGTTCGAATCGGGTACGGGATCGTGCCTGTGCCCATTGCGCTCGGTGACCGTCCGACCGAGCTCCTCCCCGATCTCGAGGAGGATGTCCCGCTCGTACTCCCAGGAGTAGAAAACCAGTATCCTGGGCGTCTCAGAGACGATCTGACGGGCTTTCTCCCGCCGGTCGGGGGACGTATTGACTATGCGCTGCTGGACCCTGCAAAGGGCCGCTGCGTCCCTCTGAGGGGCGTCCTCGTAGGGGTCCCACCGCTTTTTGGTCATCTTCTCGTAGAACTCGCGATCGTAATCGCACCAGTGGTCTACGAAGCGGCGCTCGGTCGCTCGGTCATCCCCCATCTCCACGAGCAGACGGGAGCGCAGTCTCCGCAATCGGGCCTCGTTGACGTACCGCTTGATCTTGGGGTACTTGGCCCAGCGGTCCCAGATCACGTGCTTCTCGTAGAAGTCGGTCTTGTTCTCGTACCATCCATTGGCGAGGAACAGGGACAGGTAGTCCTTCCACGAGTCGCCGGGCGTCGCCGAGAGCATGACCCAGTCGTTCTTCGAGGAGATCTTCAGGAAGTTCTGAGCCCACTTCCCGGATCCCCTCAATTTCTGCTCATCGAACACGAAGAAACAGCCGGTCCTGTCCTTCACGTCCGAGATCTTGTTCCAGGAGACCACCTCGAACGGGGCCTCATAGGCCCCCATCTTGGCGATCTCCGCCTCCCACTCCATGGAATCCCTTTTCGCCGGAGTGGTGACCACGACGAGAGCACGATCCGGGTGCGCCCTCCGCCAATAGGCGACGGCCGTGATGGACTTGCCGGAGCCCACCCCGCCCATGAGGACGCACCCGTCGTGCATCTTGTCCAGAGCCTCACGCTGCTTCGGTCGCAGCCTCACCCTCGATGGGGAGGTCGTCGCCACTGGCGTACTCGAAGTGATACGTGGGGTTCTTGTACATCCCTCGCAGGGTCTTCCCGACCATGCTGGGGGAGAGGAAGAGGGCCTCCGCGGCCGCGGACTGAGACGGATAGACGACCCCCGTCTCGAGGCACTTGACCGGCCCCCTGCGCAGACGCCTCCGCTCGGGCGGGTCGCCCTTCTCGCTGGGGGACCAGTCGTCTGGGAGCTCGCAGCCGAAGAGCCTCTCGACGAGCCTCTTGAGGTCGTGCTCCTCCCCGTGGTACTTCACCACCCACTTCCCATCGACCCGTCTGGGGCGGATGTGGCGCGCACCGCGGAGGTGCCAGGCCCGCCCCTTCGAGGAGAGGATGACCTCCCCTCCGGCGACGCGCTTGAACTTCTCCTCGCTCATGCTCGGGCCTCGACGGGGGCGAACGCGAGCCCGTCGCCGAGCTCCTCCCCGTTCTTGACGAACGTCGGCTTCCTCCCGTCGTTCCAGACGACGATCCCCCCGTGGTCCTTGACGTGGAGGTTCACGTCGTTGCCGATGACGCCGACGGAGAAGGTCGTGAGACCCTCCTCGTGCGTGATGTACGCGATGTTCGGGTCCTGGGCCATCTTCCGGAGATCCCCCACGGTCTGGGGGGCGTAGTAGCGCCCCAGCGTCCTCCCGGGCGCAGTGACGACGCGGCAGCTGTACCCGTCGAAGCCGTGGACGTACGGCTCCTCGCTCTTGAAGGACCAGTGCTCCCCGTCCTTGCAGACGACGTCGATCCCGTGCCCGCGGCGGATGTAGCGCATCTCGCCCCCGATGAGAACGACCACGACATCGTCGTCCTCGATGTCGCGTCCGATCACGAACGGGGTCTCCGGGAGCTCGAAGAGGTCGCGGGCGAACTCCGACGGGGTCTCCTTCTTGCCCCTCCTGAGCGAAAGGGTCTTAGTGGGGTGCCTCCGAATCACGTTGGCGGCGCTGACGCCCCAAACGGAGTTCATGATCTTCTTGATGCGGGTCCTCTCCTCCATCTCGTCCCCGCGCCCGGAGTGGTCGTGCTTCTCCAGCAGCTCCCGGTAAGATCCGATCTCGATCTCCCCGAAGGGACTGCGGTGGAGCCCGCTGTCGGGGGTCACCTCGAGGTTCTCGGCGATGCAGTCGTCCTCGTTCCCCCAGATGGACACGGTCCCCTTCTCGCAGTCGACCCCCACGAAACCCGTCCAGAATCGCGAGGAGATCTCGCGCAGGTCTCGCAGATCGTAGAGGTTGTAGAGGACGCCGCCGGGCTCCCACCCGCTGCGCCACATCTCGCTCTCGGTGAACTTCGCGGACCCCCGCATGAACGAGAAGTGGGCCCGGGGGCTCCTCGAGGGGATCTCCCCCCGCTCGTCCAGCTCGACGACGCGCTCCAGCTCGTCACCCGGGCGGATCACCCGGTCGTAGACGGACCTGCGGGTGAGGCACATGTGGTGCTCCTCCTCGCAGAAGACCGAGAGCTCAACGCCCTTGCCGTCCTCCGTCATCTTCCCCGTGGGCATGACGGGCCACTTCCGCATCTCCTCGAGGAACGTCTCGGGGGAGCTGTCGACCCCCCAGCTGACGCTGACGTGGTCCTCGGTCGCAATGGCGCAGCACTTCATGATTGTTCTCCTTTTCCGGTCAGTGCTTGTCGAAGACGAACTTGATTCCGAAGCGCTCGGCGAGCTCCTCGCCGCTGCCGGCCGCCCCGGGGAAGACCCCGTGGAAGCCGACGCGGTCCGAGAAGAGCAGGACATCGGAGCCGTTGTACCAGGTCCACCGGGCGCCGTCGACGACGATCGTCATGACGCCCTTGGTGGGGTTGATGGTGATCTCGCTCACCCCGCGCTCCTCGTAGAGCCTCCAGAGCTCTCCGAGGTTGACGCTCTGATAGAGGCGTCCCCTGCCTCCGGACTCGGTGGTGTAGTTCAGGACCGCCATGATGTCTCCTTTCCAAGACGGTGTCGTGGTCTCTTGATCTTCCCCGCGACAGTCATGCTGACCATCGACGGGCTGATTCGGAGCGCCTCCGCCGCGGCGCACATGTTCTTGTAGACGATACCGGTGTCCAGGTCCTTCACCGGACCCCGGTACTTCTTACGACCGAACGGCGGTTCGGTCGATGTCGGAGGCGTCCAGAAGAGGTCGAGATCCTCTCCGTGGAGGAGCCTGACCAGGTCGTTGACGTTCTGCCACAGGCCGCCCCAACGGACGTGCCAATCGAACCCCTTGCCCAGATCGAGCATTCGGGGCTTGAGATACGCGGACGCCCGGACGGACCACACGCGTCCCATGTTCGAGACGTATGCGAGCCCGTCCGGGGTCTCCACGAAAACCTCGCCGATCACTACTCGGTCATCCAGACGAGGTGGTAGATCCCGTCCTCCTCGACCATGGCCTGGTTATCGGCGAGGGCGACCTTGTCCGGGTGCTTGTACGACGGAACGATCCACGTGACGCCGGGGAAGATCGTCCACCACCCCTGCGGGCCGACGCGTCCGACGAACCCCACGTCCTCGATCCTCATTCCGAAGAGCCTGAGGATCTCCGGGATCTTCTCCGTCTCACTGGCGGGGACGTAGATGGCAATGGTGGTCTCGTCCATCAGAACCCCCACTCGAGGTCGAGCTCGTCGGGCACGACCACGACGATCATCTTGCGGATATAGCCGCTGACGCCCATCCGGTGGTGGTAGTCGGCGAACGAGACATCGACGCGCGCCACTCGGGCAGTGTCGATGTTGCCCACGGTGTCGGCCGTGAGCTTGATCTGCTGGCACTCCCTGGGGTCCTCGCCGGGAGGGCAGGGGACCATGCGGATGTCGGGATCTGCGAGTCCGCCGAAGGAGCACTTGAGGTTGAGGTAGTGCTCGGGGACGTACTCGACGTCGTCCTTCGGCTTCGTGGTCTTGACCCGGAATCCGGCGTCGAGGAGCATGGCCGCGGTCTCCTCGTCGAGGACGATGTTGCAGTTGGGCTTCTCGCCCGTGGGGTTGAACTGCGTGGGAGCACCCGTGAAGTTCGTGTTGAAGATGAACCTCGTGTTCTTAACGGTGTACACGGTTGCCATGTCAGCGGTTCCTTTCGATCGTGGCGTTGAGGACGATGTAGACGATGACGCCGGAAACACCGAGGCCGACACAGGCCCCGATGAATCCGTGTATGAGCCAGCCGAGGCTCATGCAGAACGTGGTGGCGCCGAATCCGAGAAGGGTCGCCGAGACCATGACCATGAGGACGCACCCGGTCACCGATCTCTTCGTGGGCCTCGCGGTGCCCTCCTGTAGGAGAATGGCTCCGATCGTCATGAGTACGAGCTCTCCCAGGAGAGCGAGAGGATGGAGCATTGTGGTTCCTTTCGTTCGATCGTATGAGATACCCGCCCCGAAAGGCCCATACACCGGGTGGTGTATGGGGGTTGAGAGTCACTTGCGGGGGCTGTGAGAGTCGACGATGATGACATTGCCGCGCACGGCCTCCCGAACGGCCCTTCCTCGCTTGCCCATGAGGACAATCGAGAAGAAGACGCCGATGCAGAAGATGCCGGTCTTGGCGATAGCCATGATGAAGTCGATCATTGGAGTTCCTTTCGGGGTGGGTATCTCACTATCCCCCTTGTTAAAATTGTGACTCTAGCGCTGGCGCATCTCCCGCACGAAGACCCAGATCAGCCAGAACCCTCCGGTGATCGCCGTCAGGATGGCGTCCCCGACGAAGTTCCAGAATCCGTATCGGCGCATGTTGCTTCCTTTCCATTGCCGTTGATGAACTCCTCGGCGTCCCCGTATTTGGAGATCGCCGCGTACGCGTCGTCCAGGAGCTTCTCCGCGTACTTTCTGTCGACGAAGGACATGGGGTCCCTGTCGCTCTCCTGAGCGTACCGCTCGATCACGGCGCGCTCCTCCCACAGATATCCCTTCGCCCCGGAGGCCGAGACGAACTTCTCATCCCGCTTCACCATGAGGGCGCCGCCTCCGCCCTCCTCGTTCACGGGGATGAACTCTCCGACCCGTCCGACGAAACGCCTGTCGGGCGCCTCCTCGGTTCCGTGGTCGATGTAGAACGTGCCCTTGATCACCTGCTTCTTCTCGACGAAGTCCTCGAGACGGTCGGGCCGCCCCTCGCACAGGTGGTTGTACACGTAGGGCTGCTGGAACTGGGCTCCCGTGGCGTGCCAGCCCGTCTTGTCATGGGCGAGGTACACGGCCCGATTCACGAGGCACATGCGGTCATACGTGGTCTCGTGCTCGAACGTGTACCCCCACTTCCGCCCGTACTCGTTGACGAACTCGATGATCTCCGGAGTCGCCTCCGCGATCTTGATGGAGTCCGTCTTGATGTGGACGACGATCCCGCCCCGCTCCTCGACGGCGTGCTTGAGGTCGATCATGAACAGGGCGCCACGCTTCGCCACGATGTTGTCGGGGTTGTTGGCCGGATCCATGCCGTTGCAGCGCGTCGGGAACCTCGCGGAGGTGAGCCCGTACACGCTGTTGATCGCTATTTTCAGAGAATATGCGAGCGCCTTCAAATCACCCTCGAGGAAGGGCTTGAGAGCCCCGTCAAGGGCCTTTCCGGCAGCGTCCATATCCCCGTGCTTGATCGCGATTCTGGCGTCCACAATCGCCTTGAAACGCGCCGTATAGGTGTCTCCGAACGCGTTCAGGGCGATGAGCGAGTGCGGGTGCATCGACGCGATGTCGAGCAGTGCCACATTACTGTAGATGCCCGGTTTCGCATGGACGTACCCCCCCTCGCCCGGATCCTCTCCCCTGTACGATGACTTCCCGTAGGAGAACTCGTATCCCGGGAAGTCCTTCGAGAGGTCCCGGTGGTGGAATGCCGGACGACGGTCATTCCCGAATATGATCTGCTGAGTGCACTGGTTCGTCGTGTGGTTGACCGTGAGGCCCGCCACCTTCGCCAGCACCTGTCGCGCCTCCCAGTCCGCCTCGAGATGGTGGAACACCTCTCTCGTGGCTCGCACATCGTTGGCGCAGTACTCGATGACGTGCGGGAGAATATCATCGGGCACGGGTTCGTCCCAGGGGTGGTCCATCTCCTTGTGCGGGAGCCCGAGCTCGATCTCCCACGCCTTGAGGGACTGCTTCTTCGTCGAGAAGTCGTACACGTCCGTGTACGACAGGTTGTACGCCTCGATGAAAGTGGCGTTCCTGTCGTTGTGCACGAGTCTCTGAGACAGCCGGTAGCACGACGCCACGGACTCGCCCAGGTATCGGGCGTAGATCACGTGGTTGTCATACTTGCGGTTGTTGAAACCGACGAGCTTCTTCTGAAGAAGCCTCTCGATCTCCTCCTTGGAGGGGTTGACCATGGGGACGACTTCGGCGCCGTCGCGATCGACCATCCAGCAGACGAGGAGCAGATTGGGGTAGACCTCGATGTCGAAGAACACGATGTCGTCCGTGCTCGTGTTCTCGATCGGCTTCGAGGCGTACTCCCCCTTCTCCACGTCCTTGCTGCGCATCTTGAGGCGCGTGAGGATCTTGAGGCACTCCTCCTTCTGGTTCGTCGACTTCATGGCGAACCACATGATCTTCCCGCGCATGTCCGAGACATCATACGAGAGGTCGCTGTTGTAGGCGTCGTTGAGGATCTTCTCTATGAAGTCCATCGACGGTTTGGTCGCCGGATGAATTTCCTTCCTGAGGTTCCGGATGATCAATTCGCGCAGCGCCCGTTCGCTCTTGACCTGCGCCTGGTCGAGCACCTGCTTCTTCTCCTTCCTCGGCAGCGCCCCTTCGGACAGAGTCGTCACCGGAATGTCATTGCACCCGTTGAGCATCCTCCGAAGACTCGCACGCCCTCGGAAGGTCTTGACCTCGATCCCCTCGGAGTACTCCGGAGAGAGCTCCGAAATATCGCCGGAGTAGGCGTAATGCAGATGGATGCCGGCGCCGCTCTTGCTGAACTCGGCGTACGTGGGCGGGAATCGGCTCGCGGCCTCGAGATTCAACGCGCGATCCTTCTCCCCGTTCTCGCCTCGAATATCGAGGTCGATCACCACGTGGTCAAGTGGCGGTCGAACGAAATGAAGGCGATGCGGATCGAGCTCCTTCAGAGTCGTCCCGACGTCGTCCCATCTCGTGGTGGGATTCCCGTCATCGCCGGCGTACTGGGCCGGGCGATCGGCGAGAATATCATCCAGCGCGCCCTTCTCCTCGTCGAGGGAGAGCCAGTACTTCTCCCTAGCGAGCTCGGGCGTCTTCTCCCGTCCGTTGAACTTGTCGTCGCGGAATCCGGTGTAGTAGTTCCGAATGCGCTCGTCCCCGTCCCGGTAGCGCTCATGGAACTCCCTGAAGTAGTTCTTAAGCTCCTCCCGGAACCGGTACTTCGGCATGCGGTACTCGACCAGCGCCTCGTCGCAGTACTTCTTGTACAGGTCGTACGCCCTCTGCAAGGAGACCCCGTCCTGAATATCGAACTGAACGTCCTCCACGAAGTTGTAGAAGACGTCCGTCTTCAGGATCATCTCCGTAGGGCGGTACGGGTCGTAGTAGTGGGCGCCCATCGACCGGAACACCTCCCGGCAGTGATACGCGATCGCCCCGAGCTCCTCTGGAATCTTCCTCTGGATCGCCATGTACTCCTCAGCGGGCAGGCGGCGTCCGCTCGGCGTCACGTCGATGAGACGGCGGATGATGCCGCTCTTCGCGTCCGTGATCTTCACGGGTCTGTTCGTCGCCATCCAGAGGAAGGCGTTCGCACGAGCCGAGTAGGACGCCTTGTACTTCTCATTCATGATCATCTCCTCGTGGGAGATGATGCTGTTGAGCTTGGTGTTGTCCTCGATCCTGGAGAGATCCCCGTCGTGCTGGATCGCCACCAGGGGGTTGGTGCGGAACACCTCGGTGGCGAACGCGTTCTGAGACGACCCGAGGGCCTTCGCGTCGAAGGTCGTGCAGTAACCCGCGAAGAGCTGCTGCACGATGTTGAGCACCGTCGACTTGCCCGCTCCGGCGGAGCCGTACAGTACGATGAACTTCTGAATATCCTTCGACGCGCCCTCCACGATCGAGCCGATGCACCACTCGATCTTGGTGCGCTCGTCGGGCTCGTAGAGGGTTGCCATGAGCTCGTCGTAGGCGGAGATGTCCCCCACCTCAAGGGCGTACGGAAGCCGTCGACTGGCGTACGTCGCCCTTGAGGTGGGGGTGTTGGCGAAGACGAGTGAGGAATCGAGGTCGATCGAGCAGTCCCCGACGTTCTTGAGGAACGATTGGAACTTCATCCAGTGGCCACTGGAGAAGTCGCTCAGGAGTTCTCCGACGACCGGCGTGTCGTCATCGAGCTCCCCCCGGAGACCCTCAACCGTCCTCAGAATATCCGCGTCAACGAAACGAGCGACGTCGTACTCGTCCCGCGACCACAGGCCCTTCTCCTCGTCCCATACCGCGTAGAAGGACTTACCCCGGACCATCAGGTCGTTCGAGCGACCCACCCGATAATCGGGGTACACAGCGATAGTGCCGTTCTTCCGCTTGCGCGTGCGCAGCGAATAGAAGTCCATACGCGTTCCTCTTTCAGTCGTCCAACCACGCCATCGCCTGATCCCACAGCGGGATCTTCCGCATGTCCGTGATCAGAACGTCGTTGATGTAATGCTCCCGGGTGATCCTGAAATATCCCCCGCTTCCGTCCGCTTCGTAATGCATGGCGGCGATCTCGTGCACGCGCCTCCTGACCTCCCTCACCGCGAGGGGGTTCTCGAAGGCGCTCTCGTCGTACTTCTTCAGTCCCGCGTTCCGCAGCATGGACCAGAAGTACCAGAGCGGATCGGACCCGTCGTCCGCCTCGTACAGGCGGAAGGCGAAGACGTACAGGACCTCCAGAACCGACGGGGGTTCGAAGATCTGCACGCCCTTCTCCTCGCGGAAATAAAGGACGTCATCGCTGCGATTCCGGTCGCCGAGGTTGCGCGACCGGAACGGCTCACCGGCGAGGATCTCCAGGAGGGTGATGTGGTCGCCACGGGGATCGACCGTGTCCAGGATCTCCTCGTAGTACTCGACCTCGTCATCAGTCATACCACGCCTCCCCGTACTCGTCGGGGACGATCATGACACGAACCGGCGTGTCCTGCCCGTTCTCCCCGATCTCGGCGTAGCGCGCCTCGCTGTCCCCCTGGAACCACTGCGCGAGGAACGCCCGCAGTGCCGGCTTCTCAGCCGAAATATCCTGTTCGTCCTCATCGTAGAGGGTGTCGCTGGCGGCGTCGTACTTGACGTCCCACTCCCCATCTCCGACGGGCTCGTTGGACGAGTTGATGAACTCGTAGTCCTCGATCGAGAGACCGTCGATATCGGTCAGGGTCTCGATCTCGGACGGAGGCTCGTCGGAGGGGGCGTACTCCTCAACCAGAGCCGCATACTCCTCCGGCACCTCCTTCTTCGGGGGATCGACCTCCGCCATCCCCTCGCAGACGGCCTCATACTCCTCCGGCACCTCCTCGAGGAGCGAGAGCCGGGCCTCAAGGGCGGCGATCCGGTCGTCGTGATGCCACGTGAGCTTCTCGTTCTCTTCGAGGCGCTTGGGAATATCCCGCATGACGGCGACTGCGGCGCCGACGCCCGCGGCGACCCCGATGAGACCGGTGACGATGAGCTTCCAGGGCATGTCACTTCGCCTCCGCTGTGATCAGGTTCGAATCGGCATTGAAGGCGAGCTCCCACCACACTCGCGGGTCGGCGTCCTCGAGCGGCTCGAACCGCCGCTCGATCCCGAAGTCCACGACGTCGTCCTTCAGCCATCCCATGACGGCTCCGAGACGGGTCCGCGGCATGCCGAGCATGTCGTACACCTCGTTGAGGAAGAGGTGCCCATACCGCTCGAGCCTGTCATTCGCGTAGTGCTCCATGCTCTCGAGGAAGAGCTCATTGGTGGTCTGCGAGTCCGTCCAGTTGGGGTTGGACGGCATGAACGCCCAGTTGTAGACGTCCTCATCGGGCAGCACGTGGCGAACGGCCTCCCGCATATTGGCCTTCACCTCCGGGTGGGTCTGCGGGTTGTTCCCATCCGGGTCGGTGATCTGCTGGTACTTCTCCAGCACGCCGACCTTCGAGGAGGCCAGGGCGAGGGCGCTGGAGAGCCCGGAGACCCTCTGGAGCATGATTCCGTGCCCGGCGGAGATCATGGCGATGCCCGCCGCCGTGAGGACGATCGTCGGGGCGTACCTACGGGCAGTGTTGATGATGAGACGCCACTTGGCGGCGTCTCGTTTCTTCTCGTCGCCAGCGGCTTCCGCCGCCACGAGGTCGGTGATGGCGGGCTCGCTCACCTCCTCGTGGTATCGGAGGGACTGCTTGACGGCGGTGACAGTGGCGCCGATCATGGCGCAGACGCCGCCCGCCGTGAGGATGCTCGGCGCGTTCCGGACGAGGAACAATGATGTGATGCCGATGCCCTTGGCGAGGGTGACCGGGAGTGACATGGTGTGTCCTTTCGTGAGAATATGACGTGTTGGACGGGGCGCCCACGATCTCTCGCAGGCGCCCCGTCAATCGGTTATCGTAGGAACTCGGGCTGCGGCAGGTCGATGACGAACCCGCCACGAGAGCGTCGCACGCCGGCGAAGCTCAGATCGCGCCAACCCCATCGCTGATCGACGGGCTTGACACTGACGCCGCTCTTGTCGTACAGGTCGCCGAGGGTGACGGTCCCGTACTCGGAGATGGCGTCGATCAAATATCGCAGGACGGCCCCCGCGTCCTCCCTCGAGGAGTACTCGAGATCCTTGTAGGAGGGGCGATCGGTCGAGGGCGGCGCCTGCTGCTCCTGCGCGGCTCGGGAGGGCGTGGAGAAGGACGTGTAGTTCGTCCGCTCCGTCCATCCCTCGCGCCGGCGGATGGGAACGACACGTCCACCAACGGGCGGCCTGTTCCCTCCGCGGTCTCCGTAGATCGCCCGATCCACGGCGCTCGTGGCCGTGGTGGCGATGAGATCCTTGATCTCCGGGAGGAGGACGTCGAACAGGACGTAGGATCCCAGCTCGACAAGGGAGGAGGCGAAGACGCCCCTGAGGATCCGCTTGCCCGGAGAGGTGACGACGCGCGCCCTCGCAATGGGAGCGCCGTCCTTCTTCGGAGCGATGGAGTCAACCGCCCTTTCGATCTCGCCGTCCCCAGGGCGGATGGGGACGTCGCCGCTCACTTCCGCGCCTCGAGGAGGCTACCGACCTGCTCGCGGGCCTCACGGGGGACGATTCCCGTGACGAAAGCGACGGCGTTCTCCCTCTTCGAGACCAGGTGCTCGAGGAGGGCGTCGAACACGGGCGAGGTCTTGAACGCCGCCCGACGGGCAGGGTTCTTGGTGACGCGGTTGCCCGCCTTCTCGCAGTAGGCCGCGAGGGCGAGGGATGTGATCGCCTTGACCACCTGGAGGTCAGTCACGGTCTTCTCGTTGAGGGCCGCGAGCTGGTTGAGGAAGGAGTCCTCCTCCCCCATGGCGAGCATGACCTCGGCCTTGGTGAGGTTGAACAGCAGCTCCTCCTCGATCTCACGGTCGTCGTTGAACGGGTCCTCGTACTTCACCTTGACTCGGTACACTTGGTATTCCTTTCGAAAGGCCCATGCACCGGGTGATGCATGGGGGTTGAATGGTCAGTGGTTCAGTGCCGCTTTCGCGGCCTCAACGGATTCCTCGACCTCTCCCGCGAAGGAGAGGAGTTCGCGTTCGGTGGGCTTACTCACGGCGATGCCGGCGCACGCCCCTCCGGTGAGGAATACTGCGGTCATCAGCATTCCCGCCGGGGGGCAGGCGGCGGTCAAGGCCGTGGACACGGCGATGCCGGTCGCAGTGGCTCCGGCCTTGCAAAGAAGTCGGGGGATCCAGAGGTGCTTCTGCTTCATGGTGAATATCACCTTCCTTTCACCATGTGACGAGTGAAAACCCCGACACCGTGCGATTGACGGTGTCGGGGGTCGGTCACTCCTCCTCGTCCTCCTCGTAGGAGTCGGGCTCCTCATCGGGATCGCTCCCCAGCGCACCGATCAGGGCGAGGGTACCGATCGTGCCGCCCACATAGAGGGCGAACTTGGCGGCACCCTTCACCGTCGAAACGGTGCGGGGGTGGGACTGGATCCAGGAGTCGACGCGCTCTCCGAGAGAGGGCGTGGTGGCAGCGACGACCTCCTGACCGGTGGTCGGGGTGTCGGGGGTCTGGTTGTCGGACATTGGAGTATCCTTTCTAAGAGGTGTGTCCTTCACTATGGGTTGTGTGAAAATATCAGCCGATCTTCCACCACTGGGGACGCGGCGGGGTGATGAAATCGAGGGAGACGCAGGGCCTGCCGTCCCTCGAGAGGGCGGCGACGGTCTGCACTTCGACGAGGGGACCGCCGATGGCCCATCCGAGCTCGTCGCCGGAGGAGACGGTCTCGAGCCCAACGCGCTCGTAGAACTCATTGAGGGAGATCGCATCGCCGTGGATGAGCGCGTGGTTGACCGAGTTCACCGCCTGGTCGACCCTGTTCTTGTCGGCGGTGAAGTATCGCCCGGTGAACGCATCCTGCCAGAGGATGTCCCCGTTCCCGACGAACAGGGCGCCGGAGGGCGGCTCTCCGGCCGCGATGGAGTCCTTCGCGGCGAGGGAGCGCACCTCGTTGCGGGCCTCCTCGGGAAGGGCCTCGACGGACCTCTGAAGCCTCTCGTGGGAGGACTTCATGAGTCCGAGGGCGCTGACGAGCGATGCCTGCCGCGCCAGGGAGACCTTCGTCCCCCCGATGACGCAGGCGATCGTGAGGATACCGGTGATGGTGGCCGGCGCATAGCACTTCCACCGGGCTCGCAGCATGTTGTACAGGGTCTCGCCGCGGCTCTCGCCGATCTCGTACCGCACATCCTGGGCCGCGAGGTGGCCCTGTGCGGCCTGAACCGCGGTGACGCCGACGCCGACGACCGCCAGCCCCGCGAGGATCTGCGGGGCGTGGCGACCGATGATCTGAATGGCCGGTCGGATGAACATGTGTCAGTACCTCCTGAGCATCATCTGTCCGCAGGGCACGGGCTCGTCGGCGCGCCCCGCCCGCTTGACGCAGTCCTCGATGGCGGCCATGGCGGTCGCCATGAAGATCTCCTTCGGGATCTGGACGTCGATGCAGGGGTACCCGCCCATCTCGGAGCGGACCACAACCCCCCACATGGCATCGGGACCGTAGTACTTCTCAATGCGGATCTGGAACTTGTTGCGATCCTGGATCGCCCCGTAGTCGAAGATGAGCCGGATGCCAGTGATGTCGTAGACTCCGTCAGTGTTCATGATCAGCGGTCCTTCCTGACGACGGTCGCACGGACCATGTTCTTGTAGTCGAACTCGGGCAAGAGCAGGAGGGTGTTCTTCTCGGTCAGGGCCTTCTCGAACTCGGCCCTGGAGGGCTTGTCCGGGAACTGGATGATGAGCTCGTAAGCGGTGGACATTGGCGTTCTCCTCTCGGAAGGCCCATGCACCGGGTGATGCATGGGGAGACGTGTATCTCACTATGGGGTGAGTGAAAATATCACAAGATCCGTACCCCTTGCGGAGCACGGAGCGGAGGCTACGGCCTCTTATCGGAAACGAGCCAGATCAGGACGAGCAGAAACGCCAGGATCTCGAGCATGGTTCCTCCTTTCTAAGAGGTGTGTATCTCACCATGCGCCGAGAAAAATATGGTCCGAGTGCCCATCCCCCCTGCGACGTTGTTAGTCGAACAGGGGGGATGGGGTGAAGCGTCAGATCCTGATCTTGCTAATCAGGCTGAACGCCTTGCTGGTGAGGACCGCCCACTTCTCCGCGCGAATCACGAGGAGGATCCCCGCGATGGACCCTCCCGCACTGATGACCACATTCGGGTCAATTCGCTCTGAGAGACGCTTGATGCGCGCCTCCTTCTTGAGCCGCTCGACCTCGGAGAGGTTTCTCAGCAGGGAAGTGTACCGCTCGCTGGCGGGATCCCCGTCCTCGGACATGTTCACGCGGATCTCGCGGGCGAGGTCCTCGTAGCTGGGGCTGTCAGTCATGATTTCTCCTTTCGAAGACTGACTCTTCACTATGGGCTGAGTGAATATCCCCTAGACGTGGGACTTGACCACCCGGAGGGAGATCGTGGAGGGAAGGTTCTCGGGCTCCTCCTTCAGAGCGGCGCTCACCTCGGCCGGGGCGTCGACATGAGGGTCGGACACGACGTTGAGCACTCCGTCGGTCGGCGGAGTGTACTTCGCGCTGGAGACGCCCAGGAGGGCGCCCAGGAACGTCGTGAACGCCGTGATGGTGGCCGCGATCGCCTGCGCATTCGGGATGTTCCACAGAGGGGCGAGGGCGAGGAAGAAGGTCACGAACGCGGGGAGTGCCACGAGCGCGACCCACTTGAGGGTGTCGTATGTCTTGTTCTTCATCCGATGTCCTTCTTGTAGTCCGGATAGACGGGCAGGTGCTGCACTTCGAGAATGACGCGCTCGGCGAGACCGTTGCCCCCCATGCTCTGGTACGGTCTCGCCAGGTACTCCATGAAGTCCTCGTACTCGTCTAAAGTCAAATAACCGCGTCGAATGTACCCTTTCCCGACGTGGACGACCCGATCGTGTGCGAGGCCGCGTATCATCTCCCGCGTGGCGCTCCGGTCGCTCGTCCTCCTCGTAAGCCAGGCCCAGAAGCCCGAGGAGGCGAGCACCGAACCCGCCACGGTGAGTATCAGCTCGATGTGATGTGGGAGCAATAGAATATCACCCGCTAACTGCGAAGATCGGCCAGACGAACTTGCTGTTGGCAGGATTGGACTGGTCGATACTGCCGTCGTTGCGCATGTACGCGACCGAACTGGGGCCGTACGAGGCGTTGAGCCAGTACCCGTCGTTCGACGATGTGTTGGCGAACGCGCTGTTGAGGAGGACGATGGGAAGCAGACGATTCCCAGAGGACCGGTTACGTGTAACCCCGTCGCTGATTCCAGTCGTCCACCCGGATGTCGAGACCATGCCCGGATCCGGAATGGAAATATCGACATCCAACGAAGTGTAGCTCTTCGGATTGGAGCTGGCGTCGTAAGTGCTGATGAACACAACGGGGTGGGGGATGATCCGGTTTCCGAACACGTTCTGGAACTGCGTTCGGAAACCGGGCAGCACCGTCTGGTACATGTCGGTGTAATACACTCCGTTCGTCATTCGTCCGGAGTGCATCGCGTTCCCGCTCACGCTGTACTTGGGCACCACTGCGATATGATGACGGGAAACGCCGCGAAGGCCGTACCAGTAATCGAATCCGGCGATGACGTAATCACGCCCCCCGTTCGTCCAGTAGTCTCCCAGCCACAAGTCCCGGAACGTTCCGGCCGCGACTTCCGCGGCCTGCTCCGTCGTCATGACCGATCCGAGATTCTTCCCGCGGTACAGGGCGTTGTGGGCGCTCGGAATCCCGTCGAAGATCTCGTACGCGAAAACATCCGCGGACGATGTCGACGTGTTGCCATCGGACGCGATGAGCGGAATCCTCGTCGAAGGCGCGATCGAACCGGCCGGCATACCTCCGGTGTCCCAGTGCTTCTTGAGGGTTACGACCTCGCTCTTCACCGCCGCCAATTCGGCGTTGGCGTTGGGCGGATTCAGAGCGGCGTCCTTTAGGCCGGAGAACCACGCCTGGAACTCGGCGCTCATCTGATCGGTGAGCCCCTTGACCGGGATCGAACCGTTGATGTTGGCGACCCAGGGACACGCATCACTTCCGCGGCGGTCGTATATCTCCGACGAGTTGATCGAGGTCATTCCCGCCTTCACGTTGATCGCCGCGATAGGATACCGGTGAAGGGTCTGCGTTCCGCTGATGGGGGGCTCGGACGGTGCACTGCTGGGCGACCCCTGCATGATGCGCAGCGAAACCGACCTGACGGTCTCGGCCTCGTTCACCTCGATGACGATGACGTCCCATCGCGCCCAAGTGGTGTGCGCCGAAGCGATGTCCAGCTTCAAGGGCTCATCAATCTCGAACCAGCGGTGATTGAACCAGCAGCGCCCGGGTCGAACCCATACGGTCATCTGCCCGGCCGGTTGAACTGCGAATGCCTCGAGATAGTTCATGTAGATGCCGTCTCGAATGAGGCCGTCGAACATCCGACCCATATCGGTGGCGTTGTATCTTCGATCCTTGTTGATGGAATCGAAGAATCCGAAACGTTGCGCCATAGCGCTCCTCTCACATGACGATTCCCGGAGTTTCGACAACACCGGAATCGTCGATCGTCCACGTGTACTCGGTCACCAGCGCCTCGAAGGACGTGGAGGCGTCATACCATGCGGTGTTGTAGATCCCGGCTCCAGCATAGGGGGTCCACCGGAACATGGTCCCGAGGCGATAGTCCCTGCCGTATTTGAGATCCTTCGATATAGTCGCAGGAGTTGTCGCCACGGTCTGTACGGAGGACTGCTCCTTGACCAGTTTCTTCGCTATACCCGGATCGTTCGGAGTACCAAACTGACTCCAGACGTCGTCGATGTATTGCAACATCGCCATGGCCTCTTTGTAGTCCTTGCCGTCCAGCTGGTACTCGATCTTCTTCTCGACCCTGTTCCAATCGGCCACGAGCCCGGGTTCGTAGTACGTCGGCGAATCGTATACAGTCTTCCCGATCTCCCGATAGCCGTCGTACACTCCAGCCGCGTTCTTCGTCTCCTCGACCCTCGGGGCGACCACGAGGGCCGCGTTCGCGTACTTGCTCGAGTCGATTCCGAACTCGAGCGCCTCGATGTAATCCGTCCAGTCGGGAAGGGGATCGGGCGCGTCGACGGCGGTGATGTACATGTTCCACCATCGCTTCTCCTCGCCCTCCACCTTGATCTGGAAACCGTGACGCTGCCGGAACGGAAGAGTGCGCATGCACGACTTCTTGGTCACGTCGAGAACGGTATCTCCGACGTTGAAATCGAGACGCATGAGCCCGATCCAGTCATCGGACACCTTCGGATCCTTGTAGTACTGCATCGACGGAACCCGATACCGAGTGGCGAAGTAATACCGCCACATATCGAGAAGGGTGTAGTTGGTCACTCCCGCGACGGGCGGGGAGTAGTACGGCCATCCCATCGGGCCCTCGTGCACTCTTCGAAATGACAGGAAGTTCTCGAGGGACTTGTAGTTGAGGATGAGCCTGGGGTCGTCCCTCTTGGTCACCACTCGTGCGGAGCACAGGTTCATAACCCGTTCGCTCTCGGAGAAATGGAGATAATGACCATTCGGATAGCGGCGCGCATCAAGGGCGAGGGCGTAGTACTTCATCGGGAGCTCGAGATGGGCCTCGCCGATGTCCCAGAAGCGCTCGGTCCAGGAAGCGGAGTAGAAGTCGTCAATGACGAGCGAGGGCTGTTCGCGCGTCACGGCGCCGTACGCTCCCCGAGTGGGGTACTCGATCATGAACATATCAGATACCTCGATACAGATTCTGATAATAGCAGGTCAACCGAACCTCGAAGAGGTTGTCGGTCTTCACCACTATCGTGTTATATCCGGGATACAGAATCGGCCAATTGCTCTGATTCCACAACGTCCATGCCAGATCGGTTCGAGTTCCGTTCTTGACGTAATACGCCCCCCTCTTCCCGATGACGGTGTTGAGAACCAGCCGTCCGCCCTTCTTGATCACGGAGTTGACATTATCGACGACAACGCGGGTTCCACGGGGTCCCTCGATGACGATATTCTTCCCCGGATCGGACAGAATATCAATGTGCATCTCGCATCCGGTGGGCACTTCGCCGCTGTAGTGGACGATGTTCTCGGCGTAATCCCGTGGTGTCCCGAACTCGATGTCGTCCATGTGCCAACGGGACTCGAACGGGAACTCGAATGTCGCGTTCATCGTATCCGCGCTCGAAGACGTCAGTACGACCCCCGATCCGTCGGTGAACTCCGGACGGGGGCACAGGATGCTGATCACGAATTGCTCTGCGGCCGAGAACATATCGACCTCGAAGGACTCCACGTAGCCGTCGATGCGCCTATCCCCGTAATCCGTGTCCACCACCAGAGTCACGTGCTCTTCCACATCGAACAGTCGGTACGCGTATCTGCGTATCTTCTCGATGTCGTCGCCGCAAGGGCGTATTGTCATGACGATGTTCCTGGTGCCGATACGAGAACCGTTATAGTGTCCGCCGGACTGGGCCCCGTAATTCGTGATCCAGAGATCGCTTTTAACGGGGCCCAGTCCGGTGATGTTCGTGATCGCGAGACCGGTTCCCCAAAAATCCCGGAGCGGAAGTCTGATGGACTCGCCGTTATCGGAGAATACACTGACTCCGAGAATCATGGAAATCCTTCCTCATGAGTATTGCAGCATGCTGACGAGATTCCGGGTCTGCCGATAGATCTTCGCCTCGTTCAGTGACTCCGGAGAGTAGTTGTTCTGCGTCACGACCACGTTCCTCTGCCGATCCGCGTCGCCCTGCGAAGAGGGCTCGGATGACGAGGGCTTCGCCGGAAGCGCCGCGGACATCCTGGCGCCGACGCTGACCATGTCGCCGCTCATGGCCTCGAGTCCCTTTCGAGCCTCCGTGAGATCCACAACGGGAACGATCGTGGGCTGGAAGGACGAGAACTCCGCGTCGAACCCGTCGGAGAGGGCTCGGTTGAAACCGTCCTTCGCGTTCTTGGCGGCGTTCACCGTCTCGTCCACGAATGCCTCGCCGTTGTCCTCGATGCCCTTCGCGGCGCCGAGCATGACGTTCTTGCCGACCTCCGCCATGAGCTTCGAAGGGGAAGCGATCCCGAAGAACGACTTGACGCTCTCCCACGCCCCCTGGCAGAAGCTCACGATCTTGTCCTTGATCTTGTGGCCCGCGTTCCCAATGCCCTTGACGATCCCTCCGATGATGTCGCCTCCGATTTTGAGGAGGTCCTTCGCGGAGTTGACGACGAACCTGGCGATGGCCCGGATCAGCTTGCCGATGGCCGCGCGGAGGCGGCCCTCGTACGTGTCGATCGCGTTGGCCAGTCCTTCGATGAAGGAGATGATCAAGTTGAACGCCGCGGCGATGACGTCGCCGATTCGACTCGCGATACCGTTGATGAACGCCAGAATCAGATTCACGGCGGCGTTCACGAAATCCGGAGCCCTCTGTCCCAGGGCCACCAGCAGGGCGATGATGATGTCGACGCCCGCGGCGACGATCTTCGGGATGTACTCCACCAGCACCTGGATCGCTCCGTCGAGAAGCGCTCCGAGGGCGGCCACTATGGACGGCATGCTGGCGACGAGCGCCTCGCACAGGGCGATGATCAATGCGGCGATCGACTGAGCGATCGTCTCCCTGTTGTCGATGATCGACTGGAGAATGACCATCAGCCCGTCCATCACGGCCTTGGCGATGGTCGGAATCGTATTCGCCAGGAGTACGATGCCCCCCGCAAGAGCCGCGAAGGCCGGCGCCCCGACCACCGCGATCGCGGCGAGAAGGGCGGTGATTGCGGTCAGCAGAGCGGCCACGCCGATGATCGCGAAGCCGATGGCCTTAATGGCGGCCACCAGGACCAGGAATCCAGCGGCGCTCTTCCCGGCGAGGAATCCCGCGGCGATGATGATACCGAGCCCCGCCGCCAGACCGATAAGACCGAGGGCCAGAGCCTGCCACGGCATAGACCCGAGAATCTTGAGGCTGCCGGCCAGCAGGACGAGCGACGCGGCCATGAGAGCCATCGTCTTCGCGCCCGCCACGTTCCCGTTCATCATCGTCGAAGCGATGACTATCTCCGCCAGAACGGCACCCATGGCGATGATCCCCTGAAGGGCCACCTGCCATGGAAGCAGACCGAGTTGGACGAGCACGAGAGCCGCGACTTGCATGGCGATCGCCATTGCCAGGAGATTCAGGAACGAAGTGCTCTTCATGTCTCCTGCGAGAAGGGCGATGGCGATCATCTGAACCGAGATCAGCAGCATGAGCGCCATGCCCTCGAGGGCCTCCTTCAGACTCAGGTTCCCCAGAATCTTGAGGGCCAGGCCGACGAGGGACAACGATATGGCGAAGGCGATCAGCGTCAGTCCGGCCGAGGGATTGATCTTGATCCCGTTGAGCCCCTTCGCCGTGGCGATGAGGGCTCCGGTGACGACCACCAGTGCTCGAAGGGCCTTGAGCATCTCGTCCTCATCGAGGGATCCGAGGAGCTTGGCGGCCAACGCGACCAGCAGGATGCCACCGGCGATGCTGATCAAGGCCGTGGCCATGAGAGCCATCGCCCCGCCGGCCTTGAGATCCTTGGCGATGCCGGACATCGTCTTGATCAGCGCGACCACCGCTCCGGTGACGACGCCGATGGCAACGCCGGCATTGGTCACCCCGTCGGAGTCGATCGTGGCGAGCAGCCACATCGACGCGGCGAGGATGGCGATGGCGGCGGCGACAGTGAGCAGCGCCTTGGCGTTGATCCGGTTGGCCGTAGCGTCGAGGGTCTTCCCGAGAGAGCCCAGGAGTTCCTCGAAGGCCCCGATCGGGGCCTTGACGCTCTTGAAGGCGTCGGCCAGCTTGTAGATGGCGGCGACAAGACCCCCGGCGAGGATCCAGTTGACGATCTTGGCGAACCCGAGGTCGCCCTCCTCGATGCGGAAAGCCTCCTTGATCGCCTTCCCGACTCCTCCGAAGACGGTCTTGAGGGCGTTGGCCATCGGAGCAAGATCCTGCTTGATCTTGTTGAACTTCGCCGGGAGCTCAGTCGTGAGCCACTCGGCGAAAGCCTCCCATTTTGACTTCGCCTGAGCCGCTGCGGTGGATGCGCTCTCCTGCGCACTCGCCGCGGCGGCCTGCACCTGGGATGTGTCGACGTTCGGAGCGCTGACGGACGACACCGCGTTCTTCGCGGCGCCCACGGCGGAACCGACGGAGGAGAACTTCTGCGCGAGCTTGTCGGCCCACGCGACGACCTTCGCGTCGAAGGCTTTCCCCATCTCACCGGCGAACTCCTTGATCTTCTCGTACGCCCGGTGCATCGCGTCCGCGATCTTGTAGACCGCAGTGGCGAATCCGGGGGCGACGGCCATGACTCGTCCGGAGAACACCTCGCCGAAGATCGTGGCGACGGTCTTGGACTTCTCCGAGAGACTGGTGAGACCGCTCTCGATCTTGCCCTTGACCGATTCGCCGAAGGCGTCAAGGGCTCCCTTCGCGGAATCGACCGCGGGGGAGAACTTGGCGGCGATCGTGCTGGCGAAGGACGAGCCCTTCTCGCGCAGCTTGTCCCAGCCCGCCGAGACCTTCTCGCCGGCGGCGTCCTTGAGACGGCCGAATGCGTCCTTGGCGCCGTCGATGGCTCCGGTGAACTTCGGTCCGAGCCAGTCGCGGAGTGCCGCCAGCTTGGCGTTCACCCAGTCGATCATCTTCCCGATCGGGTTGAGACTGGAGATCCACTTGTCGAGCGCGATCGGGCCCTTGGCGATGGCGGAGGCGACTCCGAGGAAGCCGGTCGTGGCGCCTCCGGTGAGAATACCCACCAGACTGAGAACGCCGTTCGCAACCCAGGCGAAGAGCTTCCCGATCTGCTGGATCGGCCAGAGCATGATGTGCAGGACCGACCAGATTCCCGCGAAGGCCGTGCGCAGACGGCCCGCGTTCTCCTCGCTGAGGACGAATATCGAGGTGAGCTTCTCCAGCCCCTTGGCGAAGGTGGCGAGCATGTTGGCCGGACCGCCGGTGAAGACGTCGCCGAAAGCCTGCCCCAGCGCCTTGATCGGTCGGACCACGGCGAGGACGATGTTGCGGATGGTGTTGATCACCGCGGCGCGACCGCCGAGATCGACGAATGCCTGCGCGACTCCGTTGATGGAGTCGAACATGCTTCCGATCGAGTTGCTCACGGCGTTGCCGACCTCGGTCCACAGGGTCTTGGCCTGCTCGAAGTCTCCGATTATGATCCGCCAGAACGAGGCCCAACCAGACCCGACGGCCTCCATCGAGGCGTCGACGACATCGGACCAGGTCTTGTACGAGGTGGCGGCCTCGAGGCCGGCCTTCGCGAACTGCTGGATCTGGGCGATCTGCTCGTCCGTGTAGCCCATCTCGCGGAGCTGCTCGTCGGTGAGGTCGCCGGTCATCTGGTTCAGGGTGTCCAGCATGACCTCGGCGGTCAGCCAGCCGTCCTTGAGGGACTCTCGGAAGGACCCCTCTTTCTCGATGTACTCGTCAACGGCCTCGCCGTGCATGCGCGCAGTGCGCTTCAGGGCCTCCTGGAACTGCTCGCCGCCCATGCCGGCGTTCACGATGGAGTTCCAGTCCATCAGCTTCACGCTGCCGGCGGAGATCGCCTGCGACAGCTGGTACATCGCGGTCGCGGCCTGTTGGGACGTGGATCCCGAGGCCGCCGCGACGTTGGACAGGCCCTTGATGGCCGACACGGAGTCCTTCAGCCCGACACCGGCGGACGTGAACATGCCGATGTTGTGCGTCATCTCGGAGAAGTTGTACTTCGTGAGATCCGCATACCGGTTCAGCTCGTCCAGAGCCGCGTTCACCGTCTGGATGTTCTCGCCCTTGCTCGCGGTGTTGGCGAGAATGGTCTGAACGGAGTTGAGCTGGAGCTCGTACTCCTTGAAGCCGTCGATGATCGGCTGGATCGTGAACGACTTAACCATGCTCACGCCGGCTTCGATGGCCTTGGACGCGAGATTGCCCAGGGCCACCCCTGCGGCGGTGGCGAAGATTCCAATACGGTTCCCGGCGTCGGAGGCCCCGTTGGAGATCGAGGAGAAGTCGATGGCCCGAATGGAATCGGCGATCCCCGAAAGCGGGGACGAGCTGATCTTCTCGGACATCGACTGCTTGAGGCCCCTGAGGCCGTCGAGGGTGCTCTTCACACCACTCATGAACTGACTGTTATCGAACTTCAGAGATACGACTCTGGACTCGACGCTAGCCATTCTTAACCGCCTTCCAGACCCCGTCCGCGATCTCGTTCATTATCGGTTCGATCGCCTTGGTGATGTACTGCCTACCGGCGACGTAACCGCCGGTGCCGGTGCCGTGCCCGTACTCGAGGACGAGCGCAATGGGAACCCCGTTGACGATGTTCGTGTTCGTCCACGTTATCGTCCACCTGTTCCCCTTCTGACTGATCTCATACCCCCACGACCCGGCAGTCTTCCCGGTTCGTCGGGGGGTACTGGAGGCCAGAGCGCGGACGCCCTTCTCGCCGTAGCGCGACAGCTGAGCGGAGATTGACATCTTGCCGATCTTCGCGAGCCACGATTCGGTTTTCGGGAAGCCGCCCTTGGCCTCCAGTACCATCTCTCCCATTTTGAGCCTCAGGGAGCCTTGGCCAGACCCAGCGACCCGTGCCAGCTGGCATTCAGGGCCTTCTGGACCTTCGTGGTGGTGTCGACGCCCTGGACGCCGTCCTCCTCGAGGAGGGAGTCGTCGCCGGGGATGTCGGACATGTTCCAGAAGTGCTGGAAGCACTTCCAGGTCTTCCCACCGTCGACGCCATCCACCTCGAGCTTGTAGTCTCCCGTCAGTTTCCGGATCTCGTAGGCGTCGAGAGCCCCGTTGAGGAACGTCTGGAAGCGCTTGCACGCCTCCGTCCATGTGGCCGACGAATCGAGCCCCATGACGCCGCGGAATCGAGCGCCGGTCTGAGCGCCCCAGACTCCGTCCTCGTCGATCCACCAGGACGGCTTGACCGCGGGGGCCGAGGACGAGCCGCTGCCGACCCAGGCGGGCCGGATGACGTACGCGATCCCGTAGGACCGCTGGCGCCGCCAGACGCCGTTGCCCGCGGACTGCGAGCCGTACGCGCCGGACGATGTGTTTCCCTCGATCGTCTGGAGAACCCCATCACCGAGGTTCGCCTCGACGATGCCGACGTGGTCAGTCGCCGCAGTGCTGGAATCCCAGTCGAAGATGACGACGTCACCGGGCTCGGCTTCGCCGACGGACACGAAGTACGCGTCCGGGTGGTTGCGGATGTGGGCGAGGGTAACGTCGGTGTTGTATGAGAAGCCGCCGATGGCGTCGAGCTGTCCGGCCTCGTCGAAGCACATGCTGACGAACAGCATACACCACCAGATCGAGGTGGACGGCCCGGCGAGCCATTGCTGCCCGGTCTTGGCCGCCCAGTACCTTCCCGCCTCCGAACCCGGCTCCGGGTCGTCGGGGGCGTAGTACCCGATTCGCTTGGCGGCGTGGTAGAGGACGTCGGCAGGACCGCTCATGCGATCACCTCCGGCGTCTGAGGAACGTCATCGCCGCTGTCCTCGAAGGGATCGCCGACGCTCCTGGTGAGATCGGCCTCCTGCCGATCCTGTGGATCGCTCATATAACCTCCTATTTTGAGCGGGTTCACTGCTTCGGCGGAAGGGCTTCGAGTGCGACGCGCACTCGGAAGGTGAATCCCTTCCAATCGACACCGAGATTCCTCGCACCCTCGCCCAGCTGCCGGTTCGCGATCTGCGTGTACCACATCGGGCGCCCGTAGGTCTTGAGCTTGGCCACGGACGCGGCGCTGAGCGTGTTGGCCGAGGAGACGATGCTCCCGGCCGGCGGAGGAGTGTTGACAACGGTGTCGTTGTGGTAGTGGATGACCTGTTCGGCATCCGGGACGACGGCCGCGTACCGGGTGCGCGCATCGGCGTCGGTCGAACCGGTGTAGAACTTGACGTACTTCGGAGCATCGTCGCCGAACACGGTCTTGACCTTGGCGGCGATGTTGTTCTCGATGCGCACGTTCCACGACTGGCTGCCGTCCTGGGGGAACTTGACGCCGTTGAGCACGAGGCACCCGACGTTGAGCTCCTTGCAGAGCTTGAGCCCCTCTTCGAAGGTGGCGATCTTGCCGCCCTTCGTCTTGAGACCCCTCAGAGCCTCGAGAGTCGTCTGGTTGATGCTGGGGCTGGTCCCCTCCGCCATCGGGAGCGTGTTGGCGAACGACAGCACGAGCACGTCGTCCGAGGTGCTCCGCACCCAGAACACGAAGCCGTCGGCGCCGTCGGAGACGGCCTTCCGGAGCCTCGTCTCGGAGGCGACCACCTCGTCCTCGTCCCAGTAATGCGCGTTGAACGCCGCGAGGTGCGGCTCGTCGCGGAACGGATTGGGAGTCGGCGGCGCAGGAGGCTCGACGTGCTCAGTCCTCGGCCGGCGGAAGAATGTCTCCCGGTAGGCCACCGCGAACTCGGCGGCGAGCGCCTTGCCGTACGCCTCGGATCCGGACCACGTGGGGTGCGTCCCGTCCGAGTGCAGGTAAATATCCCTGTTCCCGTCCTTCTTGGGCGTACCGACCTGTCCGGTTCCCGTGAAGCAGATCGACGTGCGCCGGACGGGCGCCTCCGTCAAGGAAGCCCCAGACCAGTTCTCTCGGAACTCATAGCCGACGCCCTCGAAGTAGACGACGTCTCCTGCGGAATACGGCTTGCCCTGGACGAACGCAGTCGCATTGACGAGGCTCGTGCCGATCTGGTCGATGTACGCGATCGGATAGTCCTCGTTGAGCCTCTCGACGAGGGCTCGCATCTTCTGATTGATGTCGGAGGTGGCTTCGGAGAACGTCGGGGGAGGAGCCGTCGGCTGGATACCGGCCACGATGATGGGAATATCCCGCCGCTTGCTCCAGACCTTGCGATAGACGGCCTCGGCGGCAGTCGCCACGGCGTTCCCGTCCCCCCTGGCCCTGTCGTTGACCGAGCCGAAGAAGAACAGGACGTCCGGATCACCGGCGAGGACCGCGTCGATCCGACTGTCGTCGCCGAATACGGCCCGACCCCCCTGGCCGGCACTGAGGTACCCGGTTCCAGTCTGGTAGGAGGGAATGACGTCGGCGTGCAGCTCCCTGCACATGACGGACGCCACTCCCAGATAGGACGGGACCCCGTTCTCGCCCTCGGTGAAGGAATCCCCGATGACGCCCACGGTGAGACCGCGGATTGGAGCGAGCTCGTTGAGCACCTGACCGTAGGACACCGAACCTCCGACTCGAATCGGAGCGGCGGTCGGGGTCTCGCCCACGACCTCGACGAGATACGTCTTCTCCGAGGGCTGAAGATCCTTGGCCCCGGGGCGTAGAACCGCCGAGGTGCCGGGAAGCCCCATCCTCTCGGCTCGTACGATGGGTTGCTTGCGCATGATCACGACGGAATGACGGCGTCGACCGTGAGTGTCCCCGTCCCGCTGATCTTCCGGGGGATGACGGGAAGGTTGGTCTTCGGGAACTCGAAGAGGTAGATGCCGGCCTCGAGATTCACCGTGGTCCGGGTCTTGTCGAGGAAGACCCCCTTCTTCTTGAGGTCCTCCTCCTTGACGGTCAGCGGACGGATGACGACGGGAGTCGAGAAGACGGTCCCGTACTGGACGGCGGTTGCCATGATACTCCTTACACTTGGATTGACAGTACTGTGGATACGGCGGAGACGATGGACCCCCGTGCGCCCTTCGCCACTGCCGCGTCGATCTGCGCCTTGATGGAGGTGATGTGTGAGACGACCGGCTTCCCGGTATCCACCAGGGTCTTCCAAATATCCGCAGAAGCGTCCCACGACATCGAGGGGATGTCGATATGCGCCCCCTTCACGAAGTCGTTCCACCATGCGGAACCGACTGATGACGGGTAGGCATACCCCCATGTCGAATATCCGCGAAGCTTCATCTGCTGGAAGAACGCCTTGTTGTCCCCGAAGAACTTCATGATGGTGCGGTCGCGACGACTCTTGAAAATATCATGAATCTCGTCGTAACGGGCGAACGAGCTCTTCGGATCGAAGACTATGACGCCGTCCCCGTAATGCTCCAGAAGCCAATCGAGACGGCACGGCGTCTTCCCGGTCCCCTTCAGCGCCTCGACAACCTCCGCCCATGTCATCGTGGACGTCGAGCGATCGGGGCCTCCGAGGGACTTCAGATTGTTGTCGTGGTTCTGGAACCAGACGCCGTCGACGGTCCTCGCGGCCGAGAACTCGAGGGCGTCGACCCCGTGCGCCACGGAATCGGTGTAGCCCTGTGCCGTCCCCTCGACCCAGCCCTGAGAACCTCCGCGGTGGGCCACGACGAAGCCGCTCTTGGCGAGCAGAGCCGCGGTGGTCTTCACCAGGGACGGCATGACGCCGGCTCTTCTGGCGAAGACCTCATCGCGCTTCCTCCACACGGATAGGATGCACGGCTTGGTCGTCCCGCCCTCGTAGACGGACACGTTCTGCAAAGGAGCCGGAACGGGTCTGACGATGGAGAACGCGAGCCACGCCGCGGGAACCTGACCCGGAGGGCCGACGACGGGCGTGTGGGACGTGCGGGCCACGCGAAGGGCGGACCACGACTTCTCGGTCGAGACCGTCGCCTTTCCGGTGAACACGATGTCGCCGTCGAGGACGGTCCATTCCATCAGCGGGTTCGCCGACGGCCCATGACTCTGGGAGACGACGTAGGACTCCCGCTCGATCGTCGGCACTCCCTCGGCCCAGGGCGGGTCACCTGGGCGCACGTCGGCCTCGCCGTCGAAGATCATCAGGAAAGCGTTCTGTCTCGCCCCCCAGAACTGGCTCTTGTTCGCCCACTGGACGTCCTGAGTCTGGGCGGGATCGGTGACCAGGCGTCGAGCGAAGTACCCGCACCTGGTGATCCCGACGATCTGCTGCTGGGCGACGCCGGTCCATCCCTCCGGGACGGTCAGATCGCCCGGCGACACCTGTTGACCACTCATTATGAGGACGGCGGTGTCGCCGACTCTGGAGGTGGCGCTGAGCGTCGTCGCCTCGCCCTTGAACGCCTCGGCGTGAGCGAACCCTCGCAATGCGATGCTCATGGCACTCGGATCACGAGGGTCCCCTCGGGCGTTCCCGGGGGAATGGGGTCCGTGACACCGAGGCGGAGGAAGCCCCCGCCCGATGCTCCGGTCCCGGAGGAGAGGAGGTCGTCGGGAGTCAGACTTCCGGCGAGCATTCGCATCTCGGTGTCGAACTGACCCTCATTCGATTCGATGTTGTAATAGCCGTCGTCGGTCGTGATGTCCACCACGACGCCGGGGCGGATCGCGAATCGCTTCTTCTTGAGATCCGCCGCCCCGTTGACGACAGGGTTCACCAGAATCGTCGTCGGGCATGCCGTGAGCACGCCCTTGATGTTAGCCACGTCTTGCTCTCCTTCTCGCCGCTTCGGCGTTCCGCATGGCATTGAGCCTGTCGCGCTCCGCCAGTGCCGACGGAGTCGGTTTCCGGTTCTTCTTCGGATCCTTGAGCACCTGAACGGTTCGAATGAGAGTCAGTAACCGATTCAGATGCCAGTGCTCCACGTCCCCGTAGGGGATCTCGAGGAGGGTCAGCCAGGCGTAGATGAGCTCCGAGGTGACGATCTGCCGTTTCGGTGAGGTTCCGGTGTGGTCCGTGATCGTCGTCGCGGTCATCTTGTCCTGTATGTAGTTGTTGACCTTGAGGAAGTCCTCTTCCCGGAAACGCATGAGCGTGGTCAACGGAATGTCAGGATCCGCCATGCATGAGACGTAGTCGAGCATCTCCTCGGTGGACCGCTCCTTCGGACCGAAGAACGGAACCTTGTTTCTCCCCTCCCATTTTGACAGGGAGAGGAGGGAATGCTCGAGCCGCACTGTCAACGCCGGCAGCCTGACGAACTCCTCAGCAGCTTCATCCCATCCGTCGACTTCCGGAAGGTGCAGCTCGAGCATTCCCGGTCTCCTAGTTCGCGGCCTTCATGAGGGCCACGAGCTCCGCCGGCGTGGGGAGCTTGGCGGGGTCCGTCTTCCGCCCGTAGAGGACGTCGAGGGCCGCCTCCATCTTCTTGGCCGGCACCTTCCGACTGTCCAGCTCGAGACGCGCCGAGGGGCGCAGTCCCGGAACGGGCACGGGGACCGACTCGAACTCCCACGAGAACGACTTGTACTCGGGGGACTCGTTGATGGTGCTGTTGTCCTGAGAGGAGGGCGATGCGGTGTTTCCGTAGGTGAGGTGGATCTTGAAGCCGATCTCGGTCCCGTTGGAATCGAGGATCAGCGTGCGCCACGAGAAGCCGAAGGGCTGACGCTGCTGGCCCGTGGCGTACAGACCCTCCACCGCGGCGTCGATGAGCTTGGTGCCGTCGCACTCACGGAAGGACTCCGGGAAGCGGAACGCCTCGATAGTGCCCTTCGAGGTCTCGGCGCCGCGAAGGGTGCCGTAGAGGATGTTGTCGGCGTACATCTTCTGGGCCTCGGCGCCCTCGGGCGACATGTTCACCGCGGTGAGGCCGTCCCAGACCTCGGCCTTGTTGTATGCTCCGGTCTGATCCAGTCGGTAGATGACTCCGTGATCGGCGCCGTTCTCACCGGTCCGATTCTCAATCTTGTCCCATTCCAGGGCTGCCATGATTCTCCTTATTGGAAGATGTCGATGATGTCGTGATGGAGCCCCTCGGACACGAAATGCGAGACGTAATCGCTCCCTCGGAGATCCAGGATGCGTTCGATCGCCGGATGATCCGGCATTCTGGATATTACGGTCACCCGGTACTGAGGGATTCGCGCGTAACCGAGGTTATCGGCGTACGCCTGCCAGTACTGCGTCTTCTCGTACACGATCGCCGGATACGAGATCTTCAGATTCACAGGAGGGTGGTAATACACGTTGCTCGAACCGAGAATCCGAACGAGAACCTGATGAAGGTCATCCCTCGTCATTGTACCGCGCTCCAAGAGTCAAGTACAAACGGGGGCGCCGAATATCCGTGTACACGACGAGCCACTTCTCTCCGCCGAACTCGGCCCACCGAATATCGAATGGGTGCGCGAATGCGTACTCGTCTCCGACGACAGAGAGAATCTGACCGGACTGCACCTTTCCGTTCGGATCCGAGCCCATGCTGTACCGATGGGCATTGGTCGTGACGTTCCCCCGGTATCTTCGGATGACGGGAGTCTCGACGAAGATACCGGGGGACGTCTCTTCGACAGAGGAGAACGCGATTCTGCCGAAGTATTTCACGATCGCTCAGTTCATCTCGGGAAGCTGAGGATCGGTCGACTTCTTCGGGTCCTTCTTGGCGCCGGCGACGGGAGCGAGGGCGCCGGTGACGATCACCGCGGTCCCGGGGTCCCGAAGCGCGCCGGAGCACCGGGTCTCCTGAAGGGCCTTCCGCTGGTTGTGGTCGATGTCGAACCCCTCCATCGAGGTCAGCTGACCACCGTTGTCGGTTCCGACGTTGTAGTCGCTCGGGAGGAAGAAGACGCCGAACACGTCCCGCAGGCCGCCCTCCAGCTGGATCTTGGCGCCCTTGAGCAGGGGGACGTTGACGAACCCCGAGCATCCGATGGCGCTGGCGAGCTCGTCCCGCGTCCTGTAGATCCGACGACCCTGCTTGTCACGCAGCCACGTGAGCCGGTCGATGGTGCGCTTGGGCGCCCAGAACAGAGGCTCGCTCTTGCCCCGGTACTCATCCAGCATGTACGTCATCTCCTCGACGAGGAGATCGAGGTTGGTCTTGACGTCGAGGGCGTCAGAGCTCAGCGCGTACTTCGGCGCGTAGAGGTCGTCCTCGGCGAGAATCGGGCGAATGCAATCCGGGTTGATCTTGTCGGCGGAGTCGGCGTCACGTCCATCGCCGATGAGGAACGCTCTAGCGAGCTCCTCGTTCATGTCGATGGTGAGCTGACGCTTCATCCACTCCCAGATGTCGATGGTCGTGATGTCGAGCTGATCGTCACGGTCCAGCTTGGTCTTGACGACGACCGTCGTCGGTGAGGTCTGCCTCTTGAGGCTCTTGTACACGGTGTCGTACTTGAGCGAACCCGTGATGTAACCGCGGGCCCGGATCTCGTCGCCGGTGAGGACCGCGTACCGGGACCGGAAGCGGGAGAAGGGGAGATGGGTGACCCCGGAGACCAGCCGGTTGGCCCAGGTCTGATCCCTTCGGAGCTCGGTGATGCCGCCGGTGTCCTTGGGCTCGGGGAAGAGCATCTCGGGATTAGAGATCCCGTAGCTCTCCGCGTGAACAAGGAGCGACTGCTTGAACGTCATCCCCTTCTTCATATCGGCGCCGATGGCCGCGACGGCCCCGGCGACGTCGACGTCATCCTGCTTGAGGTCGGAATCAGACCCCCGCTCGAAGACGTTGTGGGTGGTGGGGCTCACGTCGGAGTCCTTCCTCTCGGTTTCAGTGGTACTGTCCTCGCCGGCGGTTCGGACGGTTTCGAGGACGATCGCCGCAACAGCGCGCTTCTGCTCCTCGGTCATATCGTCGTAGATCTCCCCGACGGTCTTCTCCTTGGAGTCGCCCTCGGTCTTGTCGTCGGGCTTCCCATCCGAGTCATCGTGCTGGAGAACGAGAGGCTCGCCGCTCTCGATGACGATCTCGCCCTCGTCGGTGTAGTAGGTGCCGTCCTCGCCGGAGTGCTCGAGCGCGACATCGTAGATGCGGGCCTCGGGGTTGGCCGGACGGAGAACGAGCGAGACTTCGACGAGATCCGCGTGGCTGACCACGTTGCCCCGGCGCTGAACGTTCTTGGCGTAGATGGACATGGCGCCCAGAGTGCCGGACCTCACCTGCTTACGGGCATTGTCCCCCTGCGGGGTGTCATCGAAGAACACCTTGGCGCGGACTCCGCCGCTCTCGTGCTTGAGAATGGCGTGCCCGAGCAGCTCGGACGACTCGGTGTGATTGTGCTGATAGACAACGGGAATCTTGTTCCCGTCCTCATGGGCGAATGCCCCGTTCCCAATGGTGACTCCGTCGGAGCACCGGACCCCGTATCGGGTGGCCCACCCCTCGCAGTCGGGAGTTCGGGAATTACCTCCCATTATGAGACCTCCTCGGTCGTCGGTTTCGGGACGTCCGGAGGGGACGTCGAGTTGATGTTCGCGTTGACGAGCTTGTCCGCGCGCGGGTCGCTGGCCCGCATGAAGCCGAGCTTAGCGCGGGCCTCGTTCGACGTCATCACCTCGGCGGAGGTGAGCGCCTGGACGAGATCGCCCATGGAGGACATCGGGACCAGTTCGAACGGATCCCGGAACCACGCGATCCGCTGTCCGCGACCACGAGCGTTCTCCCCGAGGAACGCGTAGGACATCGTGGTCGCGATCTCACGGAGAATCGGATTGAGAGTCCGGGTCTGATACACGAGCATCTGCTGCTCGGTCGCCGTCCCCTCGAAGATCTCCTTGGAGATCCCGAGCGCCGAGTAAACCTGGGTGGTCAGCCACTCGACCTGGGCCATCAGATTGTTCTCCGAGGCCCGGTTGAGCTGTGTGACCTTCTCGGTGTCGTCGATCCAGCCGACCCCGTACTTGCTGTTCTCCATCTGACGCTCCAGAGACTTGCGCCGGCGTTCGGCGCGCTGCATCTGGCGTTCGCTGGAGACGCTGTAGGGCAACTGAATGATCAGATCGAGCTTCCCCGATCCGGACTGCTCGTCGATGGCATCCAGAAGGACCAGTTTGCGAAGAAGACGGCGAAGATCGGAGGTCGCCTCGTTCATCACCATGAACATCGGGTTGTTCACGATGGCGACGAGATCCTTCTCGATGTTGATCTCCTCGCGCTGGCCCGTTCGGTCGTTGTAGAGCGAGATCCGAACGCTTCTCGGGTTCCACTGCGTCACCGTGCCCACTCGGAGGGAGAGAACGTCGAACTCCTCGGTGTAGAAGGGGTTCGCGGTGGTGTCTGTGGCGACGATCGCGGCATGTCCGTTCTCGAAGAGCGTCCAGACGACGTCTCTGAGAAAAGCGGACCATGTCTGATCGACGTTCGCCATGAAGCGGAAGCACTTGTCGAGAGACGACGGAATATCCTTGGAGTACTCCCCCGAATCGGTCTGCTCGATGTGCCGGAACGTCGTCGAGGCGACGTCGATCGCGATCTGGTTGTACAGTTTCGTGGTGAACTGGTTCGCCGTGGTTCGGAAGGGGCTGAAGAGCATCGAACCGTATCGGCTGCCCGTAGTCCCCTCGTCGACCTCTCGACGCTTCTTCGAGGAGAAGAAGTCGAAGACGCTCTCGAACTTCCTTAGCGTTGATCTGAGGCTCAACCGCCCTCCTTTCTAATCGAAGCGGTTGCGATGGACCTTGTATGCGATGTACGCGTCCATGAGAGCGGCAACCGCGTCGATCTTCTGCTCCCGCTTGGCCTTGTAGAGCTTGCGGTTGCCGTTGGTGTCCGTAAGGGCGATCGCGTTTCCCATCGCCCATTGCATGAGCGACTGGTCGAATATGAGAAGCCGTTCCGACGCCAGGATCTTGATCTCCCCGAGCGGAACCGACTCCGTCTTCGCCCCCTGGATCACCTTCTCGATGCCGTGGGCTCCGTGACGCTGCTCCCAGCGCTGAACGAAGTCCTTGGCGTTGTAGGGGTCGTACCCCATGGCGTACACATCGTACTCGGACCGCTCGATGTACCGGTCAATGTCCTCGTAGACCTCGATCATGTCGAGAACGGTCCGCTCCATCACCTGAAGCGATCCCTCGTTGATGAACTCATCGTACTTCGCGCGTGCGGCGGCGGGAAGAGCGTTCAACGTGTGCGATGTGATGTAGCACCTCGTCTTGACGCCGAAATCTCCGCCTTGCAGTGGGAACAGGAACGTGAAGGCGCAGAAGTCGTCTCCCTGTGAGAGGTCAGCGCCCATCGCGCACGACATGCGCCAGAACTCGACCTTCTTCTTGCGGGCGAGCGTCTCCTCGTAGGTGAAGTAGTACGTGTACCCCTCCATCGGAATGCCGAACATCTTCGCCAGAATATCATTCCTGAGGGAGGGATTGGCCTCCGCCCTTGATACGGCCCGCTGGTACGCCTCGTAGGAGATGGTCTTCCCGATATTCGGGTTGGCCTTCAGCCACTTGTCCGGGTCGCCCACCTCCTCGACGGCGTCAAGGCGGTAGTGCCATATCGAGGTGTGGGGATCGTACACCTCCCCCTTCAGGATCTTCAGGAGCTCCATCTTCTTCGTGTCGCCGACGCCATTGCGCACGGTCCCCTCGGAGGATGTTGCGATGATCATCCATCCGGGCACCTTCGACGCGCCCTGCTCCAGGGCTTCGACGACGTCCTCGCGGACATCTCCTGAGAGCCACTCGTCAACGGTGTTGACCTTGGAACGGAGCCCCTGGAGACGATCGACCGCCATGGGGCGGACCTCGATCAGGGAGTCGGTGATGAAGTTCTGAATACCCTTCTTCGTGGGGTGGAGCATGGGGCGGTTGGCCCGATTGCCCGTGGTGTTCTGCAACGAGCCCTCGGTGAGGAACGCGAACAGAGGGCCCCGGGCCCGGGCGATCGCCGTCTTGATGGGACCCATGATCTCCTCGGCCTGGATCATCGTCGGGGCCACGACCACCTGACGGGTCGTGGTCGTGTCGATGTTCAGCATGTACGACTGGATCAGGGAGGAGTACATGGACTTAGCCGCCCCCCGGCCGACGATGAGATACTGCTTGTCGACGAGTCGGTGCTTTACCCGGCGGGTTTCGTAGTGCCCGCCCACGCCGCTCTCGTTGGGGACGTAGACGCTCTGCTCCTCGAAGTAGAACCAGGCGAGCAGCTGCTCGGCCCAGACCCTGAACGACGGGAGAAGGGTGAAGGAGTCCCCGTTGGTGAGGGTGCACTCGTTCTCGCAGTATCTGACGAATCCGTCGATCGCCTCGTCGTCGTAGTAGTACCTCGGGTCCTCCACCAGATGGTCGATCCGGTTCATCTCCATCGAGATCTCCCGGCACACGGGTATCTCTCCGGAGAGAACAGCGCGTTTGAACTCGGCGTAGTGATGGGGGATCGCGGTATTCGACAACATGATCAGTAATTCGAACCCCGAAGGACGATCTCGCGACTGATCGAGCGCACCGAAGCATCGGGAACGCGGACCGGCCCCGAGGGCTTCGTCTGCCGTGCACCACGACCGGCGCTTCGTCCCCTGCCACCGAAGAAGCGGCGCTTACGCGTAGAATCGCTTTCGCCGCTTCCATCTTTTGGGTAGCCTTCCCCTGAGGGTGCGGGCCTTCCCGTCTTCGGGGTCTCTGGCGGAGGCGGGGACGACGGCTCGTCCTTCTTGGAGTCGGCGGGCTTCTGCTCAGGCTCCTTCTCCGCCTTCTTCTCGTCCTTGGGCTTCTCCTTCTTACTCCCATTTTGAGAAGCGTTCTTGATCTCCTCGACGATGTTCCGGACGTCGTTCACCGTCGCGTTCTTCTTCCCCTTCTCCTTCTTCTGAGAAGCGGCGAAGCCGGGAATGACGCGATCAAGAGCCTGCGTTCCGATGTGGGTGAGCGCCTTCTTGCCGAGATCGCGCCCCGTGTCGTACAGGATGCTCTCGACGAGTTCGCGCCCCTTCGACTTCGGAGGCGGGGGCTTCTGCATGAGGGACTCGAGCTGACGTTCGAGCTGGATCCGTCGGATCTTGCTCTGGAGCTCGGCGTCGGTCATGTCCCGAACGCGCTTGTGGCCGCCCTCGGTCTCGACAGCGGATCCCTCGGCTTTCGGCTTCCTCTTGGACGGAGGGGTCGAACCCCGTGTCGTCGGCTTTCGAATCCCCCACTTCATTCCTGGGACGCCGAATTGCTTGAGTACGGTCATTTCGCCTCCTCGGCTATGTCTCGTATCCGATACTTGTACTCCGACAGGACCTTCTCGAGGGGGGCGACGTGGAACGAGTACTGCGGAGGATCGAATACCAGTCTGGTTTGGAGGTAGACGACGTTCTTGACGATCGAGAGCCTGGGGTCCCAGTACACCGACGACCATTCGAGCTTCGGCGTGCACGTGAGGGGACCGCAGGCGCCGAGATCGTTGAGAACGGCCAGAGCCGAGTCGATGTGCATCATCACGTCGGCGTCGAAGGTCGTGTCCTCGGGGTCGATGCCGAGATACTGCTTCACGTCGGATAGTACGGTCATCTCACCTCCAGGGAATCATGTCGTTCGGACGACGTTCGACGAACGTCGGGATCGGCGGTCGGTCGAGACCGAAGTGTATGGCGTTGTGCGTCTCGTGAGACACCGCGATCAGGAACTCCGGATCCAGAATATCCGGATTGCCGCGATCCAGATCCTCCTCGGTGATCGGATTCATGTGATGCACCAGGATCTTCCCAGGTATGGGGTGATCCGGATGGGCCAAGTCGTAACCGGAATCCCGAACGATCACGCGATCGCGAACACGACGCCACGCCCGACTCCTGTAGAACACCTGATTCAAATATCGGGCCCAACCGAAAGTCGGCTCGCCGACGGTTCCCTTGATCTTCAAGTAGTCGAAGCGGTCGTTGTACTCCGGAAGCGACACCAGATGGGAATATGTCCTAGTCATCCGCGTCCTCCGAACTGCGATAGGACCGGAAGGCCGCGATGGCGTCGGCCGCGATCTGTCCTCGATCTGTCTTGGCCCGGGTCTCGTCCGTACGGGCGACGAGGAGGTCCCTTTCCTTCAGGGCCTTCTGCAACTCTATCTCCGCTCGAAGGGATCCGAGCCTCAGAAAATGGACCAGAACGGTCGTCGGGGCCTTCCGGGCCTGTAGAAGCTCCTCGGCGTTGCGCATCGCGAGGCCGATCAGCTTCGTCTCCATCGCCTCCGGGGTCTCCGGGGGCGATCCGATGGCGTTATCCTCCTCTTCCATCGCGTTCCTTCTCCTTTCCGCGACTCAGATCTGCCCCCTCGAACCGGCGAAGTGAAAGGAGAAAGCCCTCTCCGGGTCGAAGAGGCGGATCCGAATCGCGAATCGGCGGAATCCCACCGGGGATATTTTCTCGGGGGCGGCGATGCAGAGGGGGGGTGTCTTTTGGAGGGTACTCCCCCCTCTGCAAGCGCCTCCTTCCAAGCGCTGTCACTCGTAATCAGTCTCTTGAACTTTCATGTAAAGTTCAGGAAACAGTTCAACGAGTTCATCAATCGCCAATTGAAGTGAATTGAATTGATCGAACTCACTAGCATCCGTGCTGCCCTGCCAGAGGCGGGCGAGGTAAGAACAAGTGTAGTACCCTGCAAGGATGTCGTAGTGAAACCAATCATCGAACTGAGTGAAAGGACTGTATGGATTGTCCTTCGTGGTGATGGCCCACTCTATCATCAGATACCCTCATCCTTCATGAGGCGCACCACGGATGAAGCACTCATGCCACATGCCTCTGCGATCTCGTCGTTGGTGTAGCCCCGATTCTTGAGCAGTCGAATCTTGGACTTCTTAGCGGCTGAGACCGAGGCGGCGGCTTTGGGCGTCGCCAGAGCACGGACCCTGTCGGTGTCGGTGTTCTGGATGATCTCATCGAGCATGTTGTGGGAGATGGCCCCCTCCTGAATGGCCTTCCACTCCCTGTCCGTGATCTCGATCTGGTAACGGCGGGCACCTGTTCTGGCCCTCGCCTCACCCAGCATCCGCCTTTCCATCTTGGCCCGGGCGTCCTTGTCGGTGCGGAGCTCCGGATTGTCCTGCAATGCAAGACGAGCAGAAGCATTCGCCACGACTTGAGCCTGTCGCTCCCTGGGCTTGGCGGCATAGGCCCGTTTCAATTTCCCCTTGAGGGATTCGACCTCGGGGGCGTATTTGACCTTGGCCGCTTTCGACTGGGGGAGCTTTCCAACACGGAGGGAGGCAAGTCTCGCATCTCTCGCCATCTGCTTGAGAGCATTGGCGTGATCGGCGTAGACCCCTTCCATCCTGGTGCCGGAGGAGAGGGAGCGGGCGTCCCTGACGGAGGACATCTTGGGGATGGTCTCCATCTCCGGGATCCACTTGTCGGTGGTCTCCCAAGTCCCGTCGGGTCTCTTGATCTTGGCGAAGTGCCCTCTTCCGGTGGGAACTCTGACGAGATCCCCCGTCTTCGGGTCGATGGCTCCGCCCTCACTGGCCCTTCGAGCCCTGGTCTGCTCCCTGTAAACGGGGGACTTGGCTCTGGAGACCAGAGTGGCGGCACCGCCCATGGGACCGCTCTGGTACTTCTTGCGAAGCCCGGCGATGTCGTTGTCCTTCTCGGACTGCTGCCAGTCGAGTTCGTGCTTGGCGGCGTCGATGACCGTCATGCTGTGTCGAACCGCCCTGGCGATCTCGGCCTTGGTCGCCCCTCGGATTGTCATGTCGGTGATGAGGTTGGAGACGCGGCCCATCTGCATCTGGGTCTGCGGTCCCTTCTTCATCACCTTCATGCCCTCACGTTTGGGATAGGCCCTTTTGGGGTCGTACCCCTCGAGTCCTCGGAGGGGCGGAGTCGAACGGACCTTGCCGTCGTTGTTGGGCACGACGAGGACGAAGTCCCCATCGAAGTCCGCCCCCGACAGGCGTTCGGCCACGGAGTGATGGACTCCAATGGCGTCCTTGGCGTTCTTCCCGATCCTGGCGATGGCCCTCTTGTGACGGTTGTTGACCGTGAGTTCCGGGATCTCGAAGGTTCCGGCGTGCGGGTAGCGCACCAGAGCCACTCGTTCGCCGTGCTTGTAGTTCGGCGCGTAGACCTCAGTGGGTTTCATGCTCGGAACGGGGAGCATGACCTGGATGGACTGCCTCGGATAGGGGGCGGCCTGCAAGGAGACGGCCTTCGCGTCGCACTCGTCGGCGAAGGACTCCAGGAGCTTCTTCTTGATGACCGGGTTCGTGAGACGCATGATCTCATCGAACTCGGCCCTCTGCTTGTCCCGGGTGACCTTGAGCTGCTTCTTCGCCTGGGAGAGCAGCTGCTTGCTGAGGTACTGCGACGGGAGCGTTCGGGACCAGGCGTCCCAATCGCCCTCCTCCCTGACGTAGTTCAGCGCGGAGAGCTTGCTCTTCCCGGTCTTCGGATCCTTGTACTGGCGCTGCGTGACGGTGGCGCCGAAGGGGTTCCTGGGATTGTCGGGGTCGGCGGGCTTGAGGACCGTGTTGTCCTTCGGGCCCGTCATGGGCGTTCCCCGCTTCTTATTGGTGTTGAAGCGGACGTCGACGCCCTTCGGAAGGTCGTCGGCGTATACGGCCATGCCCTTGAGGTAGTGCGTCCCATCCACAGAGATGCGGACCTGGGCGTACACGCCGTTGGCGATGGTGAGCTCGGGGACGCCACGACGGAGTTCGATGACTCCGTCCATCTTGGAGCCGCCGTCCTCGTCGTAGACCACCTTCACCCTCTTCGAGGAGATGGGGGTGGGCTTCTGCATGACGCCGGTGAGCTTCCCCCCGGTGTCGATGTGGACCATGGGCGCACGGATCTCCCCGATGTGCTCCATGACCTCCGACTTCTTCGTTCCGGGAGGGGTGAGCACCTTGAGCGTGGTGAACTTGCTCTTCCCGGTGCCGACCTGCCTGATGAAGACCTCGTGGGACTCGTACCCCTCGTCCTTCAGCATCTGGACGGCGGTCTTGAGCTGGGTGGTGGAGCAGTCGAGCGCAATCTCGGTGCCGAGGCCGTACTCGATGTACTTGTGCTCCTTGATGTTCTCCTTGAGCACCTGGGCTGCGGTCTCGGTCTTGGCGCTCTTGGCGAGCATGCCGCCCTCGGAGAGGGTCTTGGCCGTCGTGGTGGAGACGCCGAGCTTCTCCGCGATGGCGGAGTAGGACATCCCCTTCTCCCGCATCTGACGGGCCCTGGCGACGTCCCCCTCGCGCTTGGCGCTCTTGGCGGCGGTCTTCCTGGCTCGGAGCTCCGTGGTGTTCATCCCGAGGGCCTCGGCGACCTCGGTCTCCTTCATCCCCAGCTTCTTCTGTAGGCGGGAGACCTCGGCGAGGAAGTCGGTGGACGTCTGGTAGGGATCCTTGCCGGACCCCCACTTGTAGCGTCCTGAGTGCGGAGTGGAGCCCTCGTGGGGCCTTCCGGAATGCGCGAGATCACTCATCGACGGGGTCCCCCCTCTTCATCTTCTCGATGGCGGTGTCGAAGTCGACGATGGTGGCCATGATGGACGAGATCTCCTCGGGGTTCGGTCGAACCTTGAGGATCTCGTCGTTCTGATAGATCCGGAGCTCGGAGGCGTACTCCGAAGGAGGGATCTCGTACTCCAGGGAGAAGAGGGCGGCGTACACCAGGAGCTGGTTGATGCTCGCGGGCGTGACGCCGGTCTTGAGGTCGTGCACTCGGAGCAGGGAGGCCCTCTCGTCGAAGAGGATGGCGTCGGCCGTCCCGAATGCGTTGACGGAGTAGAACAGCGGCTGCTCCGGCGTCATGCCGAAGCCGATCGCGTCGTTCACGTACGCGTTGATGGTGATTCTGTTCCGGGGCATGCGGATACCGAGTCGGATGTGCTCCGCGGCGAGGGCGTGCAGCCTCGTGCCGAGGGCGGCCGCCTCGTGCCGGCGGAATGCCTCGACAAGGGCGGTGGGATCGTAATTGATCCAGTGGTACTTACTCGGCGAGAGGAAGGCGTGCATCCCCTCCAGCTTCGGGTGCTGGTTGAAGATCACACCGCGTCCTTCTCGGCGAGGAAGGCCAGGTTGTCCTTGACCTGGCGGATGTTGCCCGGGAAGACCGTCCACGCCGTGTGGCGCATCTTCCGGAAGCGGTCGAGGTAGTACTGCTGGTTCGGTCGATACGAGGAGGGCGTCGGTCGCGCCTTCTTGACCTCGAGGAGGACCGTAACGCCTCCGGGGAGGAAGACCGTGAGGTCGGGGATGCCCTGACGCGACGTGGCGTCGTTCTTCAGGCAGATGCCCCCGAGGTGGCGTTCGACGTGGCGGACGATCTCGTCCTGGATCAATCCCTCAGGGTTGCGCTTCGACATGATTCTCCTTTCCGTCGAAGACGAAGGACATGCCCCTTGCGATGGGCAAAAGGGCGGTCCCTTTCACTATGAGCCATGTGTTTAAGACCCAACTACCGAATGTCAGTGGAGATTTGGGGCGGTTGGGGCTGAAGTGTACTCCAGTATACGGATGTTAAACTTTCGGAGGGTCACTAGATGAACTTTGCTTAAACATGCTCAAACAGCGTCAAAGTGAACTAGTGTGATCGCTGAGGAGGATGAGGCGAATTGCCACTTTTCGTTGCAATTCCAACGTTTCTGATGTGGAGTGTGATTATGACTATGTGTGAACCCACTTTTGGCCCAGTTTTGGCCCAGTTTGTAACGCAAAGTGGGCCAGGACTTTTCGTTGGAATTGCAACGTTTCGTCTCGTTTTGGCCCACTTTTGAGGAAAATGGCCAAAAACTTTTTTGAAAAGATACGCTGCTGCGGAGGCTTCGACACGGCCCAGATGTGGCGTAGATCACTATATATACTACTCTATCTTTTTAAAAACTTTATAGGGTATATGCTCAAAAGTGGGCCACGACATCGAGATTTCGTTGCAATTCCAACGAAAAGTCCTGGCCCACTTTACTGGGCCATTGGCCCACAAAAGTGGGCCAACCCTCACTGACATTCGGCCATAATCACATTCCACGCACACCAGCCCCATCCGTCACTTCCGTACCGTTACCGTTTCGTTACCAAACCGTTACCTAACTGTTACATTACGCCGACAGCGAACAGACACAGACACGCCTGTCGAGCAACACCAGTCCCACCCGTCACTTCTTCGCAAAAACCCTGATCCGTGTGAATCAGGGCGACAGACCTTCTTGAGGTCACTTGACGGTCTTGGCGACCCTCTTGAAGACGAGTGTCTGGGAGAATGCCATCATCGCGTACGGATACTTGTACGCACTGTCCAGAGTGACATCCCCCCACTGGCTGTGCCAGGTCAGGATTCCGTTCTTGAACGAGTGGTACTCCCCGGCCATCGCCTTTCGGGCCATACGGTCCTCCAGAGCGATGGTGAGGTTCGCCAGCACGTTCTTGCCGGTCCTTCCCTTGGCAATGAGCCAGAGGAGGTAGTCTTCGGTGTGGTACCAGGCCATAGCGACGATGTAGTCCTGCCAGAGCGATCCCGTGTTGGGGGTGCCGAAGGCGAAGATGTCGGGCATGGTGAGTCCTTTCAAGTGCAGGTGCTTGTCACTATGGCCCATGGCGAAAACGCATGCCCCGTGTGGGGCATGCGCCTGAGAGTGATCAGTTGAGGGGCTTGACCTCCTCGATGTTCCATCCGTGCAGCATCGCTTCGGTGTCCTCGTCGAGGTTGTACGCAGACACGAGCTTGGCTCGGATCTTCCTCATGGAGGCGAGCATGCGCTCGTAGGCGACATAGGCGACCTTCTCGTCCCTCATGTACGCGGGGCGCACGATGGGGCGGAAGAAGACGTCGTCATCCATATCGGTGAGCTTCATCGCGGGACCATAGAAGTCCCGAGCGCAAGTCGCGTCCACGAACTCCCTGAACGAGAGGTGGGCGATGTAGTCGGTGCCGGAGAAACGAATGAGGCAGAGCATGATGTGCTCCTTTCTGATAGGGGTATCTCACTATCCCCCATGCGAAAAACTCATACCCCTTG